AGTATATGACTTTCTTAGTGGTATATTCAAACAATTTAATTTAACGTGTTACGCACAAAGTAAAACAGTATTTCAAATTGAACCATTAGACGATTGGTATAATAAAGGTAGAATAATAGATATTACTAAATACACAACAACTGAAGAAATAGGAGTTGCAAGAGTACCACTATACAAGACTATTAAGTTTGAACATGAGCAAAGTCAGTCTTTTATGAATAGAGAATTTGCTGAGTTATTTGGCAAAGAGTATGGCGACTTATTCAATACTTACGATTATGATGGTGGCGACTATGTGATTAAAGTACCTTTTGAAAACTTACTACATTCTGAGTTTGATGGTACAATGACACAAGTCGGATTCTGTTTAACAAAAGCACCTGAACATAAACCGTACGTACCTAAACCAATTTTGCTTTATATGTATGAGCAACAAAGTACAAGTATTAAATTCTTTGATGGAACAACTACAAATACTTTAACTACTTATATGCCATTTGGACAAGACATGAAACAGTTAAGCACTAACTATTCTTTAAATTGGGGTTCTGATAATTCAAGCCTTTTAAATGTACCAATTACTATGGGCAAATTTGCAACATATTACTATGGTTATTTATCTAACTTATTTAACAAAAAGAATAGAGTTACAACGGTTAAAACTATCTTACCATTAAGCATACTTACAAGGTTAAAACTAAATGATAGGCTAGTGATAAGAGATAAAAGATATATCATTAATCAAATGAATAGTTCTTTAACTAGTGGTGAAGTTAACTTAGAATTGATAAACGACTTTAGAAGTATACAAGGTACAACGGTACAAGTAACGGGTAAACCTACAAGCGTAGTAAGTACACAAATACTATTTCCTAATTTCGTTAAGAGTGCTACTATAACAACAACTAGTGGAGGAGTTACTATTTCACCAAGTACAATTACTAGTGAGCAGTACGTAGATATTACAACGGTAACTGATACAAATGTATACTATGGTAGAATAACAGAAGATGGTAACATACGTGTTACTGAAACGTTTTCTAATAGAATAACAGAGCAAGGATATAATACAGTTATTCCTATTGAAGTAGAATACACTTTTGAAGATGGCACAACAGATACTTATACACAATATATAATTCAACAACAATGATAGCACAGATAATTCAACTATTACAAATATCCGATTTCTACGGTGAAAGTAATTTAATTGATATTGCAAAGGGTAAGCATAAAATTGAAACTACTTTGAAAGGAACTTATAAGCAAGGAATTAGAAAAATAAAAGCAATTAAAAATGGCTATTAAAAAGGAAATAGAATTAGATGTTAAGGTTGAAAGTGTAGGCAATCTTAAAAGTCAACTTAAAGCAGCACAAAGAGAAGTAGAAACACTAAGCGAAAAGTTTGGAGCAACTTCAAGAGAAGCAACAGAAGCAGCAAAGAAAGCAGCACAGTTAAAAGATGCTATTGGAGATGCAAAAGCGTTAACCGATGCCTTTAATCCTGATGCTAAATTTAATGCTTTAGGTGGAGCGTTACAAGGTGTTGCTGGTGGGTTTAGTGCAGTACAAGGTGCTATGGGTTTAGTAGGTGTAGAATCTAAAGATGTTGAAGCTACCTTATTGAAAGTTCAAAGTGCAATGGCATTAAGTGAGGGTTTAAACTCGGTAATGGCTGCAAAAGATTCGTTTACAAACTTAGCTGCGGTAATTGGAAAAACAACCATAGGACAAAAATTATTGACTGCTGCTCAAGTTGTAGGTGCTGCCACTATGCGAGTATTGAATACAGTGATGAAAGCGAATCCAATCTTCTTAATCATTGCTGGTATATTAGCCGCTGTTGCTGCATTCAAATATTTTTCAAGTTCAACTGAAACTGCAACAGAAAAGAATGACAAATTAAATGCAAGTTTAGAAAGACAAGAAAAGCAACTTCAAAGAAATAACGATGCCTTAAAAAAGAATGGAGAAAATCGTTTAAAAATATTACAAGCTCAAGGTGCGTCTGAAGAAGAAATACACGAACAAACACTAGACAATTTAGAAAACGAAGAAGTAGCAAGGTTAAAAAATTTAGAGTTCATTAAGCAAAAGATAAAAGAGAAACGTGCTATATTAAAACAAGCTTATGAGGATGAAGATGAAGAACTAATTAAGTCAACTGCAAAAGAAATAAACGATGCAAGAGGAAAATATTTTGAATTAATTAGGTTAAAAAGAGATAATACAACCAACATAATAGTTGAAGAGGAAAGCTATGCTAAAAAATTAAGAGATAAAAAAGCAGAATCAGATAAAAAGGATGCTGAAGAAGAAAATAAAGCAGCTGAAGAAAGAAGAAAAAGAGCAGAAGAAATAAGAAAACAAAAAGAGGAAGCTGATAAACTTGCAAGAGAGGAAAAACAAAAACAAGATTTAGAAGACGCAAAGAATGAAGAAGCGTTTTTAACAAGTGCAAAAGATAGAAATAAAAACTTTCACGATACTATAAGAGAAAACGAAATACATTCGGATAATCTTAAAAAGAAAATTGCTAGTGATTATTTAGCATATATTAAGGAGCAAAACGCTAAAGAAGTAGAAGAAGAAAAAAAGAAAGAAGAAGCAAAAAAACAATTAAGAACACAACAAGTTCAAGGTGTTCAAGATTCACTTTCTATTATTTCAAATCTTACGGAATTATTCGCAGGTAAATCTAGAAAGCAACAAGAAAGAGCATTTAAAATTCAAAAGGCTGTTAACATTGCTTCGGCTGTTATAGATACTTACAAGGCTGCAAATGCTGCTTTGGCTTCTGCTCCTCCTCCGTTAAACTTTATCGCAATGGGTGCTGCAATAACGGCAGGTTTAGTTAACGTTAAAAAAATAGCTTCACAACAATTTCAAGGAGGTGGTGCTTCAAGTGGTGGTGGAGGTTCATTTAGTGGAGGTGGTGCTTCAAGTGGTGGTGCTATGGGTGGAAGTTCAACTGTAATAACTCCAAACTTTAATATAGTAGGAAATAACGGACAAAATCAGTTAGGAAATTTAGCACCAGTTCAAGCATTTGTTGTAAGTAGTGAAATGACATCACAACAAGCACTAGATAGAAACAGATTAAGAAATGCAACGTTTTAGAATTATGAAAAAGATACAAGACATTGAAATGATAATTAGTGATGAATCCAAAGATGGGGTTTTCGCTATTTCCTTAGTTGATAAGCCAGCAATTCAAGAAGATTTTATTTATTTATCTAGTCATGAAATTGAGTTAAAGGTAGTAAACGAAGAAAAAAGAGAGGTTGTAGGTATTGCACTTGTTCCAGACAAAAAGATTTATCGTAACGTAGACGGTCAAGAGTTTAATATTTACTTCACCTCACAAACTATCGAAAAGACTAATGAACTTTTCATGCGTAATCTAAACCTAAACAAAATTACTTCACAACACGAAAGAGATGTTGAGGGAGTAAGCGTTATTGAAAGTTGGATTGTAGAAGATTCTAAACAAGATAAATCTAACATCTATAAGTTAAATGCACCCGTAGGAAGTTGGGTTGTTAAAATGAAAGTTTACAACGATAGCGAGTGGGTAAGAGTTAAGAATGGAGAGTACAAAGGATTCTCAATCGAAGGTAAATATAAAGAAGCAGAAGTTAAAGCGAGTGAGCAAGTAGATGAAACTACTGAGTTAATAAATGAAATCGAAAACTTAATTAATGAGTGAAATACCATATTTTGTAAGGTATAAAGACGTAACCACTTTAGATGGTACGGAAAGCATTTATTTAGATGCTTCTGATTCTGATGTTCCAAAGAAAATATTGTACAGTAATTTCGCTTCGGGCATTAGTTCAATATCAAGTGGAAATATAGTTTTCGTTGCGAACAAGTCGGATTTACCGACACCTTCAAGTGGGGTTATTACTTTAGCTGATTCGATAAGTTATTTCTTTACTACAACGGTAGACTTAACGGGAGATAGGTTAGTTTGTGGATTAAACACGGTTATATTAGGAGCAAGTTCAGAAAACTGTTATATTAAATCTACGGGTTTAAGTGCATCAACTTCTTTAGTTACTTCGGCTTATTCTTTGCCAATTAGAAATATATCATTCACACACGGAACAGTATTTGATTTGGACGGAGATGGTGTTACTACTGCTCTCGATTGGTTCGGTATTAACTTTGTGAATTGTGCAACTATTGGTACAATTAAAGACTATTCCAATTTTGTAATGGGGGATAGTGCCTTTCTTAATTCAAGTGGGATGACATTCAATGGAAGTATTGGAACAATTGCCTTTGGAAACTGTTTATTTGATTGTTCAACGGGTGGGACTGCAATAATATTGCCAAGTACATTAACCGTTTCAAGACGTTTTAGAATTATATATTCTTCATTTATTACTTCATCAGGTGAAACATCTATTAACGTTTCAACATCTGCAACGATTAGTGATGAAAGGTATATTTTAGACACTGTGAATTTTTCGGGTGGCGGTACTTATATTTCGGGAGTTACTCAAACATCTAATAAAACTTTATTTACAAATTGCGTAGGGATAGCGAACACAACTACAAGAGGTTTTTACTACATGGTAAACAACACAACGAACACAACGATAGGAAGTCCGAATGTAGATGTGTGGGTAAAGGCAGCAGGAACAACAACGGCAGATTCAAAAAATTCAAAGTTTAACCATTCAAATAATAGGTTGACTTATACGGGAGCTTTTAACACTTCATTTTTAGTTACTGTTAATACTGCAGTAAGAGCAGGAGCAAGTAATCAAAATATAAGTATAGGCATAGCTAAAAACGGTACAATATTACCAAATTCAGAAATGACAATTAGAACGTCAACATCTAACCAAGAACATCCTGGTTCTACTCAATATCAAATTGATTTAGTTACCAATGATTACGTTGAATTATTCGTTAAAAATACCAATTCAACAGATGTTAGAGTTTCAGATTTGAATTTTTCAGTAGTTAAAATTTTAGTTTAATATATAAATATAATGGGAAGAAAAAAGAAAACAGAAAGTTTAACAAGTCCACAAGGTGGGGATAGAGGGTGTTTATGTCCTGATGGAACATACTCTAAAGAATGTTGCGATGGTACACTAGAAGCACAAGGAATTGGAGCATTACAAGGGCATACAATTTCAAATGTTACAAACACAAATGAAGAGCGTACAATTGTAACACAAAGAGGTTGATATATAACAGAGTAATTAACTAAACGTTTCAAGTATAATGAAAGATAAATTAAAAAGCGTTAGAGAGTTTTTAGAGCAAAAATTCAACGTGAAATTAAAGTTAGAACAAATGGAGGTAAAATTAGCACAAATGAAACTTGCTGATGGTGTTACTGTTTTAGAGTTCGATGCCTTAGAAGTTGGAAAAGAAATTTTCATTGTTTCAGAAAATGGAAATGTACCAATGCCTATTGGAGAATACGAATTAGAAGACGGTCAAATGTTGGAAATTTATGAAGATGGTATCATTGGAGAGATCGCATCTAAAGAAGAGGAGCAAGCACCAATGGAAGAAAAAGAGCCAGTTGCAGAAGTTCCCGTTGAAGCGTCAGTTGAAGCACCACAAACTGCAAAGAAAACAGTTGAAACAGTATCTAAAGAAACGTATTTCTCAGAAATGGAAGAATTAAAGAGAGAAATTACAGAACTTAAAGAACAGTTAAAACTTAAAGAGGAGGTAAAAGAAGTAGTATTGGAAGAAACTCCAAAACCTATAACTTTCAATCCTGAGAATGTAAACGAAGAAAAATTTAATATTAAACTTTCAAACAATAAAGTCTTAACGCTTGAAGATAGAGTAAGACAAAAATTAGCTAACATAAAAAAATAATTTAAAACATGGCAACTGCAACATCAATTACAACAAGTTATGCGGGTAAATTCTTAGGTGAATATATCGCTACTGCGCTTTTATCTGCGCCAACATTGGACAAAGGTTTAGTAACAATTAAACCAAATATTAAGTACAAAGAAGTTATTAAAAAAGTAGCAACAGGAACATTACTAGCAGATGCTTCATGTGATTTCACTTCTTCAGGTTCAGTAACTTTAACCGAAAGAGTTTTAACTCCTAAAGAATTGCAAGTTAATCAAGTTCTTTGTAAAAAAGATTTCCATTCAGATTGGATGAGCGAAGATATGGGTATTTCTGCATTCGATACTTTATCTAAATCTTTTGCAGATTTTATATTAGCACGTTATGCAGCAGGTATCGCAGCAGAAAATGAAGTATCTTTTTGGAGAGGTGCAACAGGTACAACAGGACAATATGATGGTATTTGTACTTTAATTGCTGCGGATGCTTCTTTACCAACAGGGCAAGAAGTTGCTGGAACTACTGTAACATCTTCTAACGTACTTACTGAGTTACGTAAAATTGTTAACGCTATTCCATCGACTATCTTAGCAAAAGATGATTTATTTATCTACTTGCCTGTAAATATGTACTATGCTTATATCCAAGCATTAGGAGGATTCGGTGCAAGTGGATTAGGTGCTAATGGTGTTGATGCTAAAGGTTCAACTTTCTACACAGGTCAAGCATTAACTATTGACGGTATTAAAATTGTATTAGCTGAAGGATTAGCTTCAAACGTTGCAATTGCTGCTCAAAAATCTAACTTATATTTCGGTACAGGTTTATTAGATGACATGAATAAAGTTAAGTTGATTGATACTTCTGAAACTTTAGGAGATGAGAATGTAAGAATCGTTATGAGAATGACAGGATGTGCTAACTACGGTTATGCTTCTGAGATCGTAACTTACGGAATTACTAACTCTGCTAACTAATATTAGCAAAATTTAATTAAAGGGTGGTGAGAGATACACCGCCCTTTTTTATTAACATTAAAAAATAAAAATTATGGCTTGTGATTTAGCAAACGGTAGAGCGGAGAGTTGTAAAGATGCAGTTGGTGGAATAGACATTATCTACATTGCGAACTTCAATCCTACTATGCAAAGTGATTTAACGTATGATGGAACGTCTACGGATATGATTACTGATGTAAACAATATTACTAACCTTTATAAGTTTTCTTTAAAGGGTAATAACTCATTTAATCAAAAGGGAGTTTCTTCAAGAGAAAACGGAACAACTTACTTTGAGCAAACTTTAACTATTGACTTGAAAAAACAAGATGTCGCAACTACTAAGATGGTAAAATTATTATCTTATGGTAGACCACACATTGTTGTTAGAAATAGACAAGGGCAATATTTCTTAGCTGGTTTAGAGTTTGGAATGGACGTTACAGAAATATCAATTGAAAACGGTGTTCAAATGGCAGATTTCAACGGTTATAAACTTACATTTACAGGAATGGAAAGAATACCAGCAAATCATTTGAACTGCTCAACAGAAGCTACATTAGCGACTTTATTTAGTTCTGCTACTATTGTTACTTCTTAGTAATTAACTACTACTACATGAAAGGCTATCTTTAATTAGGTAGCCTTTTTTATTTAACAAATTATTGATTTAAACGTTTTAAAGATATGATAGTTTTAAAAGAATTAAATACTGCTCAAACTTTTAGTTTCATTCCTCGTAGTGATACTTATACAACTATGACTATAACGGATGAACAAACGAATGTAACCACAACGGTTGCTATTACTAGTTCAACTAATGTAAGCTATTACCATACGATTACGGCAACTTTCTCACTAATTGAGGAGCATACATATAGGTTAGAGGTTTTAAACTCAACTACTCCAGTTTATATAGATAAAATATACTGCACTAATCAGACTATAAGCGACTATACAATAAATAAAGATGTGTACACAAGTACAACAACATCAAATGACTTCATAATTTTAGATTAATGGATAACGAAAAAATACAAGTAATCAACCTTGCTGAATATAAAGCACCGATTATTAACGAAAGTACGAGAGAGGATTGGGTTGAATACGGAGAAGATAACAACTATTTTCAATTCTTAATTGATAGGCACATTAATTCGGCTACAAATAACGCAGTAATTAACAATATTACTAGGCTTATTTACGGTAAAGGATTGACTGCATTAGATGCGAATAAAAAGCCTAATGAGTTTGCTCAATTAATTACTTTGATTAGTTCGGAGGATTTAAGAAAAATTAGTGTTGAAGCGTATTTATTAGGTCAATGTGCTATTCAAGTACACTACGATAAAGGAAGAACTAAGATATTAAAAGCGTATCACATACCCGTTCAATTATTACGTGCTGAAAAGTGCAATGAAGATGGTGATATTACGGGTTATTACTATTCTGATAATTGGGAGGACGTTAAAAAATACAAGCCTAAAAGATTAGATGCTTTTGGATTTGGAAATTCTGAAATTGAAATACTTTATATAAAGCCTTATTCGGTAGGGATGAAGTATTACTCAAACGTTACATATACGGGTGGTTTACCATATACTATAATGGAAGAGGAAATCGCAGAATATTTAATTAACGATGTTCAAAACGGTTTTAGTCCTACAATGATAGTTAACTTTGTTGGAGGTACGGGAACAGAGGAGCAAAGAAGACAAATTGAAGCACAAGCGAATAAAAAGTTAACTGGAAGCAAAGGTAAAAAGATAGTTTATTCATTCAATAAAAATAAGGATAACGCTACTACGGTTGAATCTATTCCTTTAAACGATGCTCCTGCACATTATCAGTATTTAAGTGATGAATGTATGCGTAAAATATTACTTTCACATAATGTTACTTCGCCACTTTTATTTGGTATTGCTACAAGTACGGGATTTTCTTCTAATGCAGACGAATTAAAGAACTCTTTATTGATATTTGATAACCTAGTAATTAAACCGTTTCAAAACTTAATTACGGATGCTATTGATAAGATTTTAGCAGTTAACGGAATTAGTTTAAAACTATATTTCGAGGGTTTAAATCCTTTTGAGGATATGTACGCTAAAAAAGAAGAAGCAATTGTTCAAGACACAACCTTAAGTGAGCATAAAAGCGAACTTCAAGAAATTATTGATTTAGCAGAAGATGCAGACCAAGAAAATTGGATTATAATAGATGAAAGAGATGTTAACGAAGAGGATGAAGAAGTATTAGATACACATTTACAAGAGGTTGAAAGTAAGTTACAAGAAGTTAAATTATCTTTAATTCAAAAAGCTATTAATTTAGTTTCAACAGGTTCAGCAAATCCAACTCAAAAAAGTGAACAAGACAAACTAGTTAAGGAAAAATACTTTAAAGTAAGATATAGATATACTGGTAACCAGCAGCCTGAGAGAGATTTTTGTCAAGCAATGATGAGTGCAAATAAACTTTACAGAAAAGAAGATATTGATTTAATGTCAACTAAAAGAGTTAATGCTGGATTTGGCGAAAACGGTTCTGATGTTTACGATATATTTAGATTCAAGGGTGGCGCACGATGCAGTCATAAATGGCAACGTGTTACTATGATGTTAGACCTAAACAAAATGGAAAACGGTTACGAAGAAATTGGAACTAGAGCAGCAGAAATAAAAGGTTTTAAAGTAACCAATCCATATGAAGTAAGCATTTACCCTAAAAACTTGCCTTTAAAAGGATTTAGTCCTAACAACAAAAATTTACCTTCAGACGTTAAATAGACATGGCAGAAGCATTACTTATAAATAGAACGGATTTAGTTAAGCATACGAGCTTAAACGGAAATATTGATACTGATATATTTATTCAGTACGTTAAAATAGCACAAGAAATCCACATAGCTAATTATTTGGGGACTGATTTATTCAATAAGTTAAAAGCTGATATTGTAGCGGGTACTATTTCGGGTAATTATTTATCGTTATTAACTAACTATGTTAAACCGATGTTAATTCATTGGTCAATGGTTGAGTGGCTACCTTTTGCAAGTTATACAATTAACGCTAAAGGTATATTCAAACATAGTTCTGAAAATGCTAGTAACGTAGAAAAAACAGAAATAGACTTTTTAATTGATAAAGAAACTAGTTTAGCTCAACACTATACTGAAAGGTTTATTAGATACATGAGTTTTAATCAATCTTCATTTCCTGAGTATAACAGTAATTCAAATGACGATACTTACCCAGACCATGATACTAATTTTACAAGTTGGTTAATATGAAAAAAGAAGCTAAGAATAACAACTTAAAGAAAATAACGTTATTATTAAAGAAGTTAGAAAAAGATGAGCAATCAAAGAATAAGTGAATTAACAACTAGTAGTGTACCAATTAAAGCGACTGATTTTGTAGAGGTTTCAGTTTATAACGGTTCAACATACGATACTAAAAAAGTTAATTCTGAATACTTAAAACCTTATAAAGTTTATTCTGCTTTAATTTCACAAAGTGGAACTTCTGCACCTACTGTTACAGTTTTAGAAAATACAATTGGTACAATAGTTTGGGCAAGAAGTGCTAGTGGAGATTATAACGGTACTTTAACGGGTGCATTTACTGCTTCAAAAACATTTGCACAATTAACGCTTAACTATGTTGGTGCTTCTGTTACTGGTTATTCTGTAAGGTCGAATGATAATGTTGTTTTAGTTCAAACAATAGATGCTAGTAATACTGGAGTGGACAGTAAATTAAATTCTGCAAGTTTAGAAATAAGAGTTTACCAATAAAATATAAAATAAAATGAGTTTACCAAACATAGACAAATTAGTAGCAAGTAAAGGAGTTTACATTTGCAACGATACAACAGCAGTAACTAAAGTAATTGCAGGTATTTTAGTATTAGAAGATACGGTGTTTAGTGCTATTAAAGTAGCAGGAACAGATGTTAAATCTAGTTATATCTCAACTCCTGCAACTGCAGTTAAAGCAGGTGCTTATATTACGGGGTTAGGTGTTCTATTTAGTGGAGTTACTTTAACTAGTGGTTCAGTTGCTTTAGTTATCGGATAATGTACGGTATAGGATTTGGATATGGTGCAATAGGTGCTACTACTAAAAGAAGTGGTGGCGTAGCTATTGATACAGACGCACAAGCATTTTTTACGGCTTCGGGTATTACTGATTTAACTCAAAAAAGTGCAGTTAATCAATTAGTTTTAGACTTAAAAAGCAATTCACTTTGGACTAAAATGAAAGCGTTATATCCAATAGTAGGAGGTAATGCAACGGCACATAGTTATAATTTAATCAATACTAGTTTATATCAATTAAGTTTTTCTAGTGGATGGACTCATTCAATTACGGGTATGTTGCCGAATGGAGTTAACGCTTATGCCGATACGGGATTAGTACCTAATTCAGTATTATCCCTTACATCTTCTCACTTCTCTTTATATAGCAGGAGTTCACATGTAGGAGGTAATTATGCTTGTAGCGGTGTTGGTAATGGAACTTCATGGTATAATTTATATTTAAGATATTATAACGATAAGCGTATGGCGGTTATGTATTCTGACAATGCTTTATATTATGCTGATGGTGGAACTCAAACAGATGCAAAAGGTTATTATATCGGTACAAGAATAGCCTCAAATAATATAAAATTATATAAAAATGGTAGCGTTGTAGGAAGTAGTACAAATACCGAAACGGGTTCATCTATGCCTATTTATAGTGTTTATTTAAGTGCACATAATAGCTTAGGTACTCCTAACGGTGTGACTTATGACAATAAGGAACTTTCATTTTGTACAATTGGTCTAGGTTTAAATTCTACAGAATCAATTGCTTTAAGTACAATTGTTAACACATTCAACACAACACTAGGAAGAAATACTTATTAATATGAACGGCATTAAACTAACAATAGAACAAAAGAACGCTATTCAAGGAGCATTCTACAATGAAAATACTTTTTTTAATTGTGTTCAAGATATTAATAACGATTGGTTTCTGTTTCTTTCAAGTGATGATATTATTCAAATCAATAATTTCGAATTTGACTTTTTACTTTCATTAAGTGAATTTGAATATGTGCCACCAATAATAGAAAATCCTTTTATCTAATGAACGAATTTGAAAAAACAGTTGTAGGAATAGTAAGTGCAGTTATAGTTGGTGCAATTGCTAGGCTATTTACTAGCCACTCTAAAAACCACGACAACTTAATCAAAT